TAACAAAACAGGGTTGATTTGCCGGTCCACAAAAAACTGAGAAGGTCGCGCTTTAGTGGTTTTAGTAGGTATATTGATATAATCACCCCTACTGATCCTTTCCAGCGCAAAATCGGTGTCACTTCTTCGTATGACCGCGTTCAACACATCAATGGTAGACGCTCCAAGCGTATATTCAGCAGTGCCCTCCGTGAGAGAAACCGTTGTTTGGTCAATAGTCCATTGATTTAAACCCCGGTTTGCCCAATCAGCCAACATCAAGTTCAACGACCTTTTTGCAGTTTTAAGGTCATAACCGGTGCGGACCTCTAGCCCGCAGCGTTCATAGGCTTCTTCGATGTAGTCACTTACATCTAACTCAAAATCTGTTGAACTTGAAGTAGTCATGTCACTCCACTCCTTCCGAATACAGATTATCAAACGTTATGTTTGGGTCTGTATAACTACTATGCCCCTCCGCCGTATGTGTGTATTGGCTGGGCGTAAAGTCAGGCGCACCGTCTCCTGTGTTCCATAACGCGGGCGAAGTGGCTCTTACCCGGTTATTTGGTAGTGCCACCATATTACCTGCCCACGGACCCTCTGTCAGATATAACAAATGACTTTGTTTATGCTGATCTGGAGAGTCTGCGATACTGTTGCCGGTATAATCTATAGTCATGACATACCGCGCTTCATAAAACTCGTGGTTAACTTTAGCTATCCACGGGCTTGAGCTAACACGGTCTATAACAATCACACTGTGATCAATAGACTCGCAGTCCCACGGCTGACAAAGATGGTCTTCCATCCTGTCAGGCCAATCATCTAAAGGCACATCAGCTACCAATGCTTGTATTGGCATACGTGCCCACATTGCTCCTCCGTGGACGTTGGATTCAACGTCATCGGAAGTGTCTGTAATTCCAGTAAAAACCACTTGAAAACTCAAAGATCTATCTGGAATTGTGTTTACCGCTATAGCAAGCGCATGTAAAAACTCACCGTGATATCGCTGGTGGTCACATGTAAATTCTTTTCGCACCCAGCATTTAAAATACGGGATGTTGCTTATCAAATGAGCCACTAATTACCCGCCCATAGGCTTCTTTTTCTTCATTAGTGCGCCGCCTTTGGCTTTTTTAAGAGCGCCGCCTTTGGCTTTTTTCTTTAAATCATTAGCGCCTTTACCGTCAGCAGCAAATTTTGGAACCTTTTTGCCACCAACTTCTGTCATTTCAAGACCGCCACCGTTCTTCATACCGGGAGGCTTCATCATCGCGCCACCCTTGGACTTTTTCATGGCGTTACCCTTAGACTTTTTCATCGTAGGGCGTTTAGAGGATTTGTGTCCTCCATTTCCTAAATTAACTCTACTTCCTGGCATTTTACTTCTCCTATGTGTAACGAGTTTTTTTACGACGTTCCGATAGAACTGCTCCGCAGCCCCTGTGATTTCTACGATTTTTGCCACCTATTTCGCCACCTGTTGACGCTTTGGTGACTTTTGCTGTCTTAGTATTAGCTACCACGGTTTTACCTTTTGCGCCTTCTTTTTTCTTTTTACGAGCCGTGGCGGCGCGTTCTGATTTACTCAGGCTGTTAGCTTTAGAACGAGGCAGACAGCGATCTGGGCGTTTTTTGTTTTTAGACGTACCGCACTCGCCAACAATGTTGCCACTGCTGTCAATGCGAACCCAATCTTGATCCAGCCAATCTTGTAACTTGCCCATTAGCGGCCTTTCCTTTTGCCGCCTTTAGCTTTCTTAGCATAGTTGGGATCTTTACAATATTTGCTGGCCGCCAAATTGGCATAGGCAGAGGGGTAGGTATCAAAAGTTCGTTTTGCCCACGCTTTACCTTCTGGACAAATTTTGCTGCCTTTACTTTTTTTTGAAGCAGAGCCGCCGTTTCGTAGGTAGGTCAGCCCTCTCATCCTATCTTTAGAAGCCATAATTACCCCACAAACCTGTTAATCACGGGTGTAGTTATGATTAAAAGAGCTATCCCCCAAATCTTAATATCTAAACGATCTAAAGACTTTTTTTGGTTGTCTAGGCGCTCTTCAATCCTTTCATACCGTAAGGCACATTCAGATTCATGCTTCTCTAATCTGGCTAAAACGTCTTCCAATTTCATGGCTACCACGCCTTACATGACCAGTACCTAGCGGTAAATTTATCTTTTGCGGTATCACAATTGTGACGCGCTCTAAAATTACTTCTACGACCCGGCTGTGACTTTTTGATCGACATATTAGGGTCGCCAAAACGAACAAGCTTTACTTCTTTGCCCTTTTTAGCCAAAACTGCACTTTTTTTGGACTTTCCGGGCGTTTTCTTCGGCTTGTTGTAACCAGCAAAAGTTTCTCCCCGGTAACTTAAACGACCAGAGGGCAGCCTTTTTACATCTTTTGTAGTCGCCATCAGCTAAAAAACACCGTAATTGCTGTGATGTTAGTTAAGACACTGACAAAAATGTCAGACACTTTTATGCCTTCATCCGGGATATTAACGGAGTGTGTCTCACTCGCAGAAAAATCTAAATCTAATACCGTACTGCCACCACTACCGTCAGTGATGGTTAGCCTCGGAGTACCAGAAGCTGTAAAAACTTGAATCTGACGAATACGGGCAGGCCCCACAGCTGCAGAGCCGGTCCCGGTCAGACGTTTTGATTTTACGTCTGAATTGGCCATGGTAATCTCCCGTTAGGATGCGTCAGAAGTGCTGGATATACCAAAAAACTTCAAGACAATAACGGTATCTCCACCAGGGTCACCCGAAAGAACAATTTCAACTTCGTCCGCCGTAGCCGTAGCCGCAGTAGTTGTTCCACCAGACATCCCAAGAACACCATTACATGGGAAAAAGCCTTTAAAACCGGTTGAATTTACAGCTGCAGAAATACCGTCAACAAAACCATCAGTGTCAGCATCGGTGCCGATATCGTTAAGATTTACAGCGTTTGAGGAAGCTGTGGTAACAGCTATTGTGACGCCCATAGGAATAAAATTGTCTGGGATGCCAATCGCAGATTCTTTACCCGTGGTGGCACCATCAGCTACCGTTATAGTCGCTTCATAAGTAGAAAGCGTCATAGTGCTAGTTATAGCGCCAGTACTAGAGTTTTTGGTGATATCTTTAAAGCCGTTTTCAGAACGGACGGGACCGCTGAAGGTAGAATTAGCCATGTGGTTCTCCTGTCGTGGCTAGTGTCAGCCTCGGGATGAGACTGTCAGGAAAAATTTATACTAACATAAATGTTCTACGTGGAACAAAAAAAGCCGCCCGAAGGCGGCTCTGTTTTTAGGCACCCGGGGTGCCGAAGACACAACGCCAATCAGAGACTCCGAAACTGTAACGCTCACGCGCTTTGAAGCGCATGTTGCCAGTGTCAAAGTCGCCTTCCATGGCAGTCTTGATGGGGCTTCTGTTAAACATCTTGAAGCCGTTAGGTGCGTCAGTCTTAATGAAAAACGCATCCGTATCGGTCAAGAAATGGTTAACTACAGCACCGTCAGGGATCATACCCATAGACTTCATGGCGTTAGTATCGTTGTCAGCTGTACCCGGACGAAGGTTAGAGTTCAAAACTCGCTCTGCAATAAATTGCAGTTCCTTCGGGATAATCAGCTTCATGCCACGTACCGCAATCTTCAGACCACGCTCATCCGTGAAGCCAGCAATATCAATCAACATCTGCTCAAGAGAAGTCTCGTTGAGATCAGCTGCAGTTGACAGCAGGTTACGCTGGTTTCCTGACAAAGAGGGGTGAGAAGATGAGCAGAGAGCAGCACCGTCTCCAACAGGAGATCCTGTGCTAAAGGCGTTGTTCAAAATAGACGCAGCCTTAATCTGCTTAGTAGTTGACATGGATCGTGCCAAAGCACGGGTGTAACGAGAAGCAAGGCGGTCATAAAGGTTGTCTTCAATTGCCTCTTCGGTAATTGAAAACGCCAGTGCAATTGTCTCGTGCGTATAACGTGCAGTAAATGTCTCCTGCGCGTCATCAAACGAGATAGCACCACCCTCTGACTTAACCGGCGCAGTGCCGAAGCCAGACAGCATCACTTCTTCTTCAAAAGCACGATCTGAAGTCTCTTCTTCAAAGATTTCAGCGTGTTCT